GAACCGTTCAGGTTGCACCGGGGATACCGATGAAATGTGAAGTGGGCCAATATTTCTCAGTCGGTTGTTGATCATGTCCATCAAGGAGATGATTGACTGTTTCGAAATAACTGGGAAACCTTTGTATATCGATATGAAATGATTCTGGTGAATCGTCTTTCAAAAATCGAAGATACGATGGAAGGCCAGCAGGGTCAGGCTTGACCTCTAGTTTCGTGAGAAATTGGTGAATGTCTTCACATATCTGGTAAACCAGGGGGTCAGATCCGCAGTTCGCGTAAGCGATACCGATAGATCGGGCCATTAGTGCTGAGTAGGTTACTGCTCTTTCGGGGTGACGAAGTTGAGCAAGAAGTTCAATCCTATTGCGGTAGGGGATACCGCCTTTGTTTCTGTATTTGAGGACTTCGGCGTGGTTCAGGGAAGGGAGGAACTCGGTCTTTTTGTCATTAACGAGTGCTCCGAAATAATGCGTAGCATAGTGCTGAATCATTTGGATAATCCATGTAGAAAGAAGGATGAATGAGCAAAGTAGCAGGGTGATTGAATCATCGCCTTGAACTTTGACTGCGATCTTGTCGAGATCGAAACCGAGTTTCGAGAGAATGGTAAAAATCATTACTAAATTGTAGATAGAATCGAGGAGCTGAGTCTGGAAATATCCAGAGAAAATGCCAGAGTGTTGAAATCTGATAAGTGTTCCGTCGGGTAACATCAAGGGTGTCGTGAGAATTGAATCTGTCATCCAGTTCCATAAGTTTTCTAGTCGTTGAGGGTCTGTTTCTTCAGTTGAATCAGGATAATCACAGGTAGGGTGATAACCTTGGGTGAAGGTAAACATAGGACGTAGAATACGGGAGTGAATGTCACGAATGATCGTGTGGCGAGCAAGTTTGTCGAACTTGCGCCAGTCGATGGTTAGAACGCTATTGAATAGCGGGATGTAGCGAGAAGCGAACGAGTAGAGTCGGTTCCAGCCGCCAGTAAAGGTGACGTAAGGCCAGAGCATAGGGGACTTTTCTCCGAGGGAGAGTAGCCATGCTTGAATGGGCCAAATAAACATCAATTCTGCCATGAGACTTGTGGATGGGGCTCCGAATACGAGACGAACCTTATCTTCTTTGTCTGCTTCGACGACGTAGCGTCTTGCATAGGCTGTGTGCCAGTAGCGAAGGTCATGTCCAGCATCATTAGTGGTGCGGCCATTCTTGATCATGTGGATGTGTTTTCTATTAATGTAGAACATTTCGTTGTAAAGATTTCTCTTTGACATACGAGCGTCAACCATTGGTGGGTCGAGAGACTGTCCTTTGTGAGCTTCGGCGAATAGGTCACGATAGTAGTGCTTGGTGAAAGTTGATTCATCAAAGCCTTGTTCGTAGCCATTGTACTTTTGACGTACATATGCGTTCCACTCTTTGCTTGTGGCAAAAGGTGCTCCAATGCTGGTTGAGAGCTTCCAAGGATATTTTCTAAGGTCGGAAAAATGTACGGGTTGGAGGAGACTGTTGGGCGTGAAAATCTGTTTGACTTTGAGAATTGCGTTCTCGTAGTGTTCATCTTTTGGAACAATATGTTCTTGAGAGTTGAGGGTGTTGATATCATGCATAAGTGCGTCTTCATTCCAGGGCGACATTCGGTAACCATTGATTACTTGGTCGGCTTCTTCAGCGGGGAGGAAACGGTAGAGGGCGTTGTCAACGACTTGTTGGTAGGCGAGTAAAACAGGATTGTCGGGTTTGATACCGAGAATTGTTTTGCCGAGGGAGGCGATCTTGCCAATGACGAGGTTGTTAAACATTGTGGGTGGAGAGTGTTCTTCAGGGATAGTTATCTTTTAGGGTTGCAGAAC